TTGGCATTCGTCAGGCTCTTGGGCAGATTGGTCAGGCTTGTGAGATGCACGAGGCGGCACTGATGAGCTTGGAGGAACAATATGAGCGTCTTGGGACGGAGGTCTCCGAAGCACTCTCATCTGGCGACGCAGGAGCCGTGCGTGCGATACAGGAGCGTAAGGAGGCGATCCGGGGGGAAATTGCCGTACGACAGCAGGCGCTCACCGAGGCTCGAAACCTATCAGATGAGCTGGAAAGGGAGGCGCAGAAGCGAGAGCGGGCGACCACGCAGATTGAGGCGAACGCACAAGCACATCAGTCTTTGCGTGGTCAGATTCGTGCGCTGAAAGAGGAGATGGCGGAACTTGTTTCGCGGGGGATTGACGAGCAGAGCGAGGCATACAAAGCTCTTGTCAATGAGCTTGGGAGACTTCAGGATATTCAGGGGGATATTGCCCAGCAGGGTAGAATCCTGGCGAATGATGAAGCGAAGTTTCAGGGATTCATCCAGGGGGTTTCAGGCTTGTCAGGTGCTTTTTCAGCTGCGACGGGTGCTGTTTCATTGTTCGCTGGGGAGAATGAGAACTTGCAGCGCGTCATGACCAAGGTTCAGAGCGTCATGGCTATTGCTATGGGGATGCAGACTGTGGCGCAAACACTCAACAAGGACAGTGCGTTCAGGCTGGTCACACTTAATGGCTTAAAGGAGTGGTGGGCTGGCATCGTGGCTAAGTCCACAGCGGCTGAGGTTGCTGAAACGACTGCAACGGTCGCTAATACGTCGGCGCGTCAGGCTCAGACAGCCGCCACCGTGCAGGGAACGGTTGCGCAAGGCGCTAATGCCGTTGCCCAGGGAGCGCAGACCACGGCAGCGACAACGGGAACGGTTGCCAATCTCACTCTTGCAGGGGCATTCAGGGCTGTTGGTCTTGCTATTAAGTCAATACCCGTCTTTGGTTGGTTAATTGCTGGCTTGTCGGCTATCGTGGCTATCTCTACGCACTTTGCAAGCAAGGCACGTGAGGCACGCAAGGCGCAGGAGGAGTTCACCAAGGCAATGATTGAAGGGGCTTACAAGCCCATCGGCAAGATTGAGGAGCTTTCGGTGAAGTACACCGCTCTTGGCAACAACATCAAAGAAAAGGAGCAGTTCATCAAGGACAACAAAAAGGCATTTGACGACCTTGGTGTAGCTGTAAACAGTGTTCGCGATGCTGAAAATCTGCTAATCGACAACAAGGAGGCATTCATATCCGCCCAGATTGCAAAGGCAAAGGCAATGCTGTATACACAGGAGGCTACGGAGAAGATAAAGAAGCAGAGGGAGCTTCAGGCGGAGGTGGAGAAGATGCCCGACAGAGTGACCGTTGCAATGAGCGGTGGTAGCGCGATGGGTGGCTACACGACAACCACGGTCAATAACAGCTACAAGGAGCAGAAGCGCAAGGAGATTGAAGCGCTGGAAAAGGAGATTCGAGAAGGCTTCAAGCTCGCTGGTGAGGAGGAGGCCAACGGGTACAACGAGCTGAAAAAGGCCGGCATCAAGGGCGCCGGAACATACGCACAAGGCACGATTGGCGCTATTGAAAAGGCTATTGCAGAGAAGCAGGAAGCTTTGAAGCACTTGAAGCCCAATACTGCGGAGTTTAAGAAAGCCAACAAGGAGATTGAGGCACTACAAAAGCAGATAGAGAAGCCCACAAGAAAGCATGCAGGCTCTTCAAAGAGAGAGAAAGACCCCTTTATTGAGCAGCTGGACAAGCAAAAAGCGGAGTATGAGCGACATAAGAAGTGGCTCAACTCGGGGGATGACATACTTATTAAGTTGGCTTCGTCGGAGTTCAAGGGGCTACTTGCGCAGGGGGCGACCTACATCGACTACCTCAAAAAGCAACGAGATGAGATACTTTCCATTGATGCCGGCGAGCGCACCAAGGAGCAGAACAAGAACTTGAGCGCGATTAATGACCGCATTGCTGACGAGACGAAGAAGACGGTACTTGAGGCATTCAATCAGGAGCTTTCAGCACAGCTTGGCAACGCAAAGACTACCTTGGAAATGCTCAACATCATTGCTCAAAAGCGCAAGGAGCTGGCGGACGATGACAGCGAGCTTGGAGGCGATAAGAAGAAGACACTTGACGACGCAGAGGTAAACGCCGTGCAGAAGCAAGAGGAGGAGACAAAAAAGCTTCTTGAAGACTACGCTTCTTACCTTGACAAGAAGATACAGCTGGACTTGGAGTACAACAACGACCTCGCCCTCTTGGAGCGCGCACGCGCCAAGGCGACCACAGACGAGGAGCGCAAGAAGATTGACGCAGCTATCGCCAACCGCACGAAGCAGTACGCCAAGGATAGCAAGACTTCGGGGGATGCTGACTATGACAAGCTGTTGCAGACATACCGCACGTTTGAGGAGAAGAAAGATGCCATTATTGAGGAGTTCAACGAGAAGCGCGCACGCGCCGCAGAGCATGGCAATACGGACATCATTGAGCGTCTGAACAAGGCGCAGAATGAAGCCTTGTCAAAGCTCGCAATCGATGAGCTGAAACTCTCCCCTGATTGGGAGAAGGTATTTGGCAACCTTGATGAGGTCGGCACTAAGGAGCTGGAACGCTTGCTCGCGTCTATTGAGGGGAAGACCGCTATCCTTGGTGTGGAGCTATCCCCTGCGGACTTCAAGGCTATCCAAGATAAGGTAAAGGAGCTAAAGGATGAGATAAGAGAGCGCAATCCCTTCAAGGCGCTTGCCAAGTCCTTTGGAGACCTCAAAAAGGCTACCACAGACGGCGAAGCTACCGCGGCGTTGTCGGCAATGTTTGACAGCGCGGCGAAGTCGGGTCAGCAGTTAAAGGGCATAATCTCTGATGTGACAAGCACCCTGGAGGAATTGGGTGTAAATGGCACAGAAGAGGTGGGTCACGTCATCCAAGCGCTGGAGGGGCTTGCCGATGGTGCGCAAAATGCCGTCATGGGCATTGTTTCGGGAAATCCCGTGCAGGCCGTGAGTGGTGCAATCAAGGCGGTCAGCTCTGTTGTCAAGTATTTCACGGGTGCAAATGACCGCCGTGCAGAGCGCTCTATCAAGCGACATCAAGAGAATATCAATCACCTAACCTCTACATACAAGGAGCTGGAGTGGCAAATCTCCAAGGCTCTATCGGGTAGCAAGTACAAGCACCAGAAGGCGGCGATTGACAACATGAAGCAACAGCAAAAGGAGCTTCAGGGGATGATTGCCGCTGAGGGTAGCAAGAAGAAGAAGGACAATGGCAAGGTCAATGAGTGGAAGGAGCAGATAAAGGAGATTGACCGCACGATAGCTGGCACCATTGAGAACATGAAAAATAGCTTACTTGACACCGACGTCAAGAGCGTTGCATCGCAGCTTGGAGATGCCATTGTTGGGGCTTTTGAGAGTGGCAAGGATGCCGCCGCCGCTTGGGGTGAAAGCGTCAAGGGCATTGTGAACAATGTTGTCAAGAATCTGCTAATCCAAAATGTGCTGAAAGATCCGATTGACAAGATTATAAGCAAGTACACCTCTAAGTGGGTGGGAAAGGATGGCGCTTTTGTTGGCTTTGATGCTGTTGTGAGCGATGTGAGCAGTTTGTCGAGCGAGCTGACGGGGCTTTATCCACAGCTTGAACAAGCCATTGGCGCGCTCAAAAATAAGCTCAACATCACATCGGCGGAGAATAACACGTCACTGACCGGTGCGGTCAAGGGTGTCACGGAGGAGACGGCAAGCATTGTTGCTGGTCAAATGAACGCAATGAGAATCAACCAGGTGGAAGCATCTGCAATCTTGCGTCAGCAGCTCTCGGCGCTCAATGCCATTGTGCAGAATACTTCGTACAACCGCATGTTGGTGGAGATACACAAGGAGTTGAGAGCTATGAATGGCGGAGCAGACCCATTGCGCTCCAAAGGATTAGCATAAACGAAGCGATATGAATGCAATAGCGAAGGAGCTTGCGAGGCAAGCTAAGAAGGCGGGCATCTGTGAGGAGTGGCACGGGCAGTTAAAGCTCCTCACGGACAAAGACGCAATGATAGACATGTACATCAGGGGCATTGACTTCTGCTTGTCCAATGACTATCCAAGCAACGACTTTATCAGGGAGCATTTCAAGGGGTCAATGGAGAAGAAAGGCATATACCTTGACGATGAGATAATGCTTAGCACCCCCCGCAGATGTGTGGCGCTTGGACGCACCGTTGGTAGCGTTGTTGTTGGTGGCTACGGCGTGTGCGAGGTGTTTGCAAAGCATGATTCTGTGCTTGTAGTCAGTGCAAGCGGTAATGCCTTTGTTGAGATTGACATGTTTGACGCTTCGGAGGTATCTGTGCATACAACAGAGCGCGCCAAGGTGCATATCAATAGATATGGCGGTCGGCTGACCACCGACCAGCGAGGCGACAGCGTCATCAAGGTGGTTGAAAAGGATACAAAGACTTATTGATAGGTATGTTAGCAAGGGAACAGAACATCATTTTGAACGTGCCTTTTGACGAGAGTAGAGGTGCGTCAGTTGCCTACGATTACAGCGTCAAGCGCGCTGATATACAGCTTCACAACGCTTCGTTTGTGGCTGGTCGCAACGGAAATGCCGTGGAGTTTACAGGGGATGGGTATGGAGAGGTCGTGAAACAGCTCTTTGACAACCTCAATGGAGATTTCACAATAGACCTTTATGTCCACTCGCTGGTAGATGGCGCGGGCTTTACATGGTATCTGAACTTCAACGGAGGGGTGGATAACCACCTGGAAGTGCCAATCAGCGCGGGTGTCGGAAAATGGACGAACGTTGCTCTGATTCGCAAGGGCAGTTCATTCAGCTTCTTCCAAGATGGGCAGTTGGTAGCCGAAGAAACAAAGGCAGATGAGCTTCTCGGGCTTGTGCTTAATCAAGACAGCTACGGCAGTGACTACGGCGTTTGTCTGATTGACGACTTGAAGATTTACAACGCAGCATTAACGAAAGAAGAGCTTAAAGAAGTGACAGGAGAAGATAAGCGCCAGGCATACACCCTTGACGGCGTTGATTTCAGGGAGTTTGGGGTGTTCGTATCAGATTCCGACGGAATACTCAACAGACCCAAGTTGAAGACCCTTGCAAGTATCTCTTGGGACAACTACCACGGGGAGGATGTAGACCTCAATCATAAGTACTACGAGGCGCGTGAAATCACGTTGTCTTGCTTCATCAAAGCGAGCAACAAGATGGAGTTCATCAATCAAATGGCGCGCTTTGAACAGCAATTTGACAAGCGAGGCTTGCAACGCCTTGTGATTGATGTACATCCTACGAAGCCACTAATCTATGAGGTGTATTGCAAGGACGAAATCAGCGTGTCAAAGCGCTGGAATGATGCGCTTATGGTCGGTACATTCAAGCTCAAATTGACAGAGCCACAGCCGGTCAAGCGTGTATTGCGCCACGTTCGGGTGTCAGATGCTACAAAGACATGCACCATCACCCTGACGAGTGGTAAGTATGTAAATGTCTTTTGGGGGGACGGCGAAGTTCAAGAGGATATTTCAGGCAAGAACGTGACAATTTCACACACTTACAAGGATGATGGCGAGTATTTCCCCGTCATCACAGGGTGTATTGACGAAATTGAAGCATTTACCACCAACGCCATTGTTGTATGGAACAAATTATAGTCACACAAAAAGACGGCACCACCTACCCGCTTGCCGTCAAGAAAGATGCCACCGGAATCAAGCAGGCTACCCAATCATGGGGATTGCTTGGTGATGACGTGGTAAACATCACGGTGGAAAGCCCCTACCCACAGAGCTACGCAATAGGGGATAGCATCAGCGTCTTTGGGCGCACCTACCGCCTAAATCAGTTGCCAAGGGTCAAAAGAATGGGTGCGCACAAATACGCCTATGACCTGACTTTTGAGGGCGTGCAGTATGACCTTTTGCGGGCGTTCTATGACGTGACCATTGAAACAACGGGCAACACCTTGCAGGATGTGCATGGGGATGCCCTCACGGGGGACTTGAGACGCTTTGCAACCGTGCTTATTTCCAACGCCAATCGCGTGTTCCCTGGAAAGTGGCAGCTTGGAACATGCCCCGCAACCGTTGCGGACAAGACGCTGACATTTGGCGATGGTGATAATTGCCTTGCCGTCTATCACAATCTGTGCAAGACCTTTGAGGTGGAAGCAACCATCTCTGAGAGCGGAGGAGTGTACACCATTGACTTTGCTAAGCGAGTAGGTGTGACGCACCCATTTACCTTTGAGTTCGGCAAGGGTAAAGGTCTGTACGCCCTTGACAGACAGAACGTGGACAGCTCAAATATCGTCACTCGCTTAAAGGTGTATGGGTCAAGCGACAACATCACGAACAAGTACAGAGCGCAGCGCCTGTGTCTCCCAGGGAAGAGTAAGGCGC